AAGGGGTCAAGAAATCGTAATCCTACCATCAACCCCAGTGTGATAAGAACGTGCCATGTCTTCATTGTACTATATTTATCTGAGTATCTTGGCCGTTTAATTTAATGGGGTCTAGTGATTTTCCGTCTTGTTCTATTGTTATTAAAGTTGATGATGTCTTATCTACCGAAACCTCTGCAATGTCACTGACGTTTCTAGAAAAAGTAACCTTGTCACCATCTACAATGGTTGCAACCTGAGTAACCGTATCAAATCCTTCTTCGGTGCCACTGAGAGATAATTCACCTGTAGACTCTTGTTCTTTCAACACATCTTCACCCAATGAATCGAAACTATCCAATAAGTCTTCGAGTAGGTCAACATCTAAGTAGTTGATATCTAGTTCATTGAATTCTAGATAGTCCCTCTCTAGTTCTTCTTCGGTTAACAAGTCTTGGTCTAAAAAGTCTACGTCAAGAGGGTTGATATTCTTGGTCGCACTGACATTTGCCATGAACTCTTCTTGAGTCTCTTTCTTTTTAGGTGGGTTGATAATCATAATGTTGTTCAACATATCCAGAGTCAAATCTAGGATTGCTGGTTCACTTGGGGCCACTTCGGCAACGGTTGTTGTGGTAGATTGAAATGGTTTGTTGAGTACTACTTCACCTGTCATTGTTGAAACGATAATCTCGCCCGAGGAGATACCGTTTACGTCAGGCAAAAGTACAACCAAAGTTTTCCCAAACTCATCTACCGTAACCGTGAAATCTGTTCCACGGATACCGATAGATGCGGTCGGGGTCTTGAGTCTGATATTCTCTTTATCAACCTTACCCAGTTGACCAGATATAAATCTAGCCGTACCTTGAGCAAAGGTCATTGCCAAATCAGACTTACTTGGGTCTTCATCAAATACTACGTTGTCTATAACTATGCGAGTATGTTCTGTCATACGAAGTTTACTATCGTCAACAAAAGACACTTGCATCCGTCCCTCACCTGTACGAAGGTCGTCCTTGGGTGCTATATCCGAACCAGCATTTGGTTCAATCTTGTTCAAATCACGAACAATCTGTCTCCAACCAACCGCTTTATCTACTGCGCCTACGTCAGCACTAGTTACCGCAGTTGGAGTTAAGACCAGAATCAGACTGACTAATACAAATAGTATTCGCTGTCGCACTTGTTCCGTCACCATCATAATCTATCTCCAACGAATCAGACTGTAAAGTTGATTCTTGATTTACTTCTATATTCCAATAGCTACCAATGCCTCTCAACACAAAGTTGTGTCCATCATAACCACTAGCATTGTAAAGTAAGTTACTGTTATCACCTACAACATCCATATTGAATGTCAAACCTGACGCATCAATATTAATGTCTCCAGTGTTAAAATCACCATCCAAGACAAAGTCAAAGTCTAAGTCGTTGGCAGTATCAATCGAACCAATATCAAAGTCTAAAGCGTTATTACCACCAGTGATATTAATGAAGTAATCGCCATTGGTAGCTCCATACACATTTCCTTTATCAATATCAAATAACAGGTCATTACTCGAACCATTGATATCAAGGTCAACGATAGTTCCAGAACCAATAATATCACCTATCAGTGTATTACCCGAACCAGTCATGTTGACATTGAAATCCATGTTGCTACCCGAAAGTAACATCTTAGTGGTGTCTGAAGCAGAACCACCAATCACGTTCCCCGAACCATCCTGTACGATGTCAATCGAAGACCCATCTCCTACTTGGTCAATATATATTTCATTGTCTGCATACGCAAAACCGATTACGAACATCATAGCAAAACTTAAATGCCTAACGTTCATTTATTTTCTCCGTTAAATGTCCAGTACCCCATGTCGTTTCCACGGTTAATGAGCGCAAGGACTCCCGTTTCTATAGCACGTTGGGTCGCTATGGAAACACTTTCATTTTGAGTCACCCCTGATTCAATCTCAACCAGTTGGGTGCCCTGCTCTATAAATTTAAATACATCCCCACCAAAAGCCGTGGATAGTATGGTCTTACTTGTTATTACATCAAGCAAGACTTCGCCTGTTGCAACTGACACTAACCGTATATTTACGGTCACAGTATCAATACTAAATTCACGGGACGCTCCAATACCGAGGTATCTAGCACCAGCGCCACCTGTGTCAATCGAAGTATCGTATCCTACTATACCTCCTGCAATTATCATCCCAGCGAACGTTAATGCTGGTAATTTCTGAGATTCATCTCCCTCGTAACTTTGACGAGTTTGACGTATCAGTTGTCTTTCTCTAGTGACATGGTCAATAATTTGACGGTCTACAACACGAAAGAAATTTCCGTTCGCTGCACGTTTCAATGCACGTATTAGGTACACCGAAGGTGCTTGTGTTACCGCAGAACTAAACGAAGTTCCACCACCACTATTTTGTCTTTTCTGTCCCGTCTGGTCAGTAAACTGATACACAGCTACTGTCGGTTTCCTCTTCGGACTAGAAACATTCTTCAGTTCTTGTTGGAGTAATGTTTCCTGTATTCTTGGTTCATCTCTCTGTGGTATCTCAAAGTTTCCACTACCGAGAGAAGTACAACTAGATACCAAAGTCCCCAAGAGGAATAACGATAACAGTCGTATTACCATTCTCATCTGTAATTGTTAACTCCACACTATCGCCATTTCTGACGTATGATATTCCTGTACCTTCAATGTTAAATGAACCCGTATCACTAGGATTCTCGCCGAACATACTGTCTACAATCTGTCGTGATAGGGTAGAATAAATTCTACTTTCCACATTTCTAATAAATTTTGCAAGGGTGGTATTCTCAGCATCCCTTTCCAATTGTTCCTGTAATTCCTTTATCTCTTGTTTTATGGCTTGTTTACGAGATGCTTCTTGGTTCTCAATTGTTAAATAATGAGAACTAGTGTTCACTCCACTGAATGACGGCGATTTAAACTTATGTTCAATCGGTGCAGCCGAAACTTCGGCAAACACAAAAAACATAAGTCCAAAACAAACCAATAATATAATCGATTCTATTTTTTCAATCACGGTAAACTTAGTTATTTTCTTCATCTTGTTTTCTCTTTAATTCGATTGCAGTATCTAGTTTCTGTTGCAATCGGATGATATCATTATCTAACATTCTTATTCTGTCAATCAAACCAATTAAGGTCTTTTGTGTATCATCTAAGTTCTTCTCGACTTCTTCGGTGATTGTTTTCCACACGAAGTAAATCATATACAGCATACCCACCGCTGATACTATCGGAAACCCGAAAGACTTTATACTGTCTATAAATTCTATCATTAGTCTCGTCTCGCATCTTCTTTACCATTAGCTCTACTGATGCGGGTTAGGTCTGGTCTTATTCCCAGAACAACACACATAGTTGTGTCCATACGAACCATATCATGATTCATAGTTTTTACACGGTTATCAAGGCTTCCCACTATTCCACGAATAGATTTCACCTGACCAATAACACCGTCCATTATATACTTGAGAGTCAGAAACATAAAGAAACCGCCAATCAGTGCAGCGGCTATAGGAAACCCCAATTCATTGATTAGAGTAAATGCATTTTCCATGTAGGTATTTATAAGAAAACGACTCCCATATATATAATTATATGGATACTTTATACAGAAAATTAATAACATTCACATTAATGATTGTGTTTTTCTGGTCATGGCCAATACGTTTGTTCACTAAGAAGAACAACTGTTATTTCTGGACACTAGAAAATATTATTGTGAATGGTGGGAAGGCGCAGTGGTATCCATCAAGAAGATGGATTGGATATCATGTTGTTTGGATTAACAGGGAAGGTAAGAAGTTTGAGTACACCCTTCCACGCATGAAGAGGGACACTCCTTGGTATAAAATGTTATTCTATGATGGAAAGGTTAGACCCTTTAGAGAATTTAATAAAGACCAATAAGAAAAATCCCCGACTTTGCGGGGATTCTTTTTGCGGTTGTACTTCGTTTTATCGAGTACTACCTTTTGTTTAAAAGGACTATTGTTGTCAAACAACAGATTCCCGTGACGGGATTTTATTCTTTTTGTCTTTTTCATGACACATCCACACCCTTGTTACTTTGTTAAGTCTACCTGACTTCTATATTTATAAGAGTTTTGATTTATCTGTAACGGAACTTCATTCTTTCATCAAGTTCTGCTTGTTTCATTTTTTGCTTTTTAACCCTCCTGATAGCAGCGAGTTTAGCTTTTCTTCCTTTCTCTCTTCTTGTCTCAAAGAACTCCTTCTTCTTGATATCAAAGAGAATGTCTGATTTCTTAACCTTTCTCTTGAATACTTTCAAGGCGGTCTCGACATCATCATATCTTACGGTGACTTGCCTAGCACCGTCTTTAGGCCACACTTTTGGTTTAGGACGTTGTGGTCTCCTATCAAAGTTACTCTTTCTCATATTTCCTTAGTTAGAGTTAATATTACCAATCAGAAATAGTTTTGCATATCTGACTGAATTTCTTCCCAGCAACTTACCGCAACATCAATTGCGTAAGGTTGTTGCCATACCTCAAAAGTCTGTTTGACTTCAGAGATAACCTTTTCCTTTGTATCATTATAATTGTTTTCTGCAATTTCCTGACACTCAAAAACAAATTGTCCCATCTTACTCATTACGCCACCTCACTATATGCGGGTTCAATACCCGATTCAATTATTGACTCCACAATCTCTTGTGCTTTGTAGTTGTGGCCACCAATGTTCCACTGACACTCTTCGGTAGGGATTCTACCGTACTTCCATGCATAGATGGAAACCTGTTCATAAGACCAATCGTCTTCATCTCCGACTTTGACATTCAGAACCCACTCACAAGACACCTTCTCATATGGGTCTGCGTCTGTGTAAGATGGTGTACCAAAAAGGTTGTTAAGGGTGTCATAGGTGGTGGTAATCTCACCTTGTCTGCATGACCCATTCCTATTGAATGACTCGTAGATATCGTATTTAATTACATTCATAATATTTCCTTTTCTGACTTTATGTACTTATTATAACAACAAGAGCAACTTTTGGCAAGGGTTTTTTGAAAATAATTTACGTGTTATCTCCGTCACGATATTTGATGTCTGATTTATCAAATATCTTTCTTTGGGTTTTGTGCATCCAGCCACCCTGTTCCCAAGGCAATGGAAGGTAACGACCTTCCCGTTTTTCTTCTTCCATGTGTATTGACATGTACATAAAGAAGAATCCTATCAACAATACAATCGTACCGACAAAATACTCCATCATAGATTACCTCTCGTAATGGTCGTGTACATGCAACTGAATGATTGCATAGTGTAAGACCTTCATCAAGTCTGCACGATTATAACCATTCTTGTTGCCATATCGTTGTGCATACTTCATGATGTTTCCGATACAGAACCCATCACCATGACCACCATCGATAATAAACTCAGTTGCCTGAAACTTATTCTTCGAGTAGTGTTCTCCATATGTGCCATCGATATATTCAGACAATTCTCTAATTGCCTTGTCTTCGTTATATTTGTAATCAATCATTAGTTCCACCTATAAAATATATGTTCACCGATACTACCCACCATACTCATACCACGGTCATTAACCCAATCAGGTTTGACATAGGTTGCATGATAGTGTGTTGCACCTTCTGTTATACCACGAAATTCCCCATAAGTCAAGAAGTTTTGTGCTAATCTTTTCGACTTTAACCAACTGTCTCCATCATTGGGTTGGTCAGACTTTCCATCACAATACCAACTGAACTGACACATATGTCTCAGTGGTACTTCACGTCCTTGTTCAAGATGCCATTTACTCAGTTTCGCTTGATGTACAACACCACATATCGTATTCGGATATCTACTATCATACATGCGATTTACTGTCACATCAGCAACCGCAACTCGTCCTGCAAAGGATTCGTTCCGTGCTTCATGATAGATGTTGAGTGCAAGACATTGAACGGCTTTATCTGAATAGATAAACGGGATTTCAACGTTATTTTCTGTTGCGCCTGATACTGAACCCAATATACTGAGCACAGCGATTCCTATCACTAGTCTTTTCATAATCATACATACAGTATATCATCACAATACTAAAAAGTCAAGCAGTTTCTAACTCTTCTACAAAATCATTTATCGCATCAAGGGCTGCATCTTCGTATACGTCACCACCTATGTGGTAAGGAAACTTAAACGCAAGGGTGAATCGTGGACAGTTTGTCCATGCAGTATGCCAACAATGATGTTGGGGTTCATCTTTACGACCAAACCTGTACCATCTTGCCTGCCATCCTTTAACATCTGGTTCGGTGATAATCGTATCAGACTTTCTATCATAATAAGAAAAATACCCATCACCATCTTCACTCCACGTGAGAATGATTTGATACCCATGGGCATTCCAATTGGTATGCCATCCCACAAATCCATTGGGTGGATAGTAGGATGTGAGAGAGTTTGACCTTGCACCAAACTGCATTGGGAGTTCGGTCTTAGTCCATTTCATTAATGGTTCAAACACATCGGGCCTGTGTTTGACCCCATGTGATACTTGAAACCCATAACCCTTTTCAGGAAACCCTTTGTGGTCATCTCCCTTCGCAATCATCTCATGCAGATAATCCTCTTGGCAGAATCTCTCCCACTCCTGTACTGGAATGTCACGTTGTAAACTATCCGATAACTCTTCACACAGTTCTCTATGTTCAAGAAACATATCAACAGTCTTATCAAGCATCTCTAGTAGATGTTTGTTTCGGATTACAATCTCAGTCATTGGTCATATCTGCAATTTCTGGAAAGTGTCCCTTCACAACGTCCCAACACTGTTCTGCAACAATCATGTGTTCCTTCTGAGTGCCATTCGCACGTCTAAGGTCGCAGTAGTGAATCCAACTACGTAGACTACCAGCCATATAAAGAGTAGTTTCGGTCAAACCTTCGGGTAACAATGCACGTGCCTGTTCTTTTGCGATACCCATATCAAGTGCGGCAGCATACTCTTTCTTCACGAAGTTACGTACCCTCGCTTGAGTATGACGCCACTCATGTTTGATATGTGTGTCATCCGTTACAATAGAGTTCTGTCGGTTCTTCTCATCCTGTAGACGTGCTTCACGAACAACATCAATGTTCTCACTCACGGCGTACCGTTGAGAGAACTCTTGGAATGAGAACGAGCGATGACGTAGAATCTGTCGTGCAATATCACGAGTAGTCTTAATCTCCATAGTCATATGCACCATCTCAAAGGGAGACCAATGGTTCTCTTTAATCAGATACTTCAACAACTTAGGAGCCGTCTTTGTATTATTCTGATTACTGGGATTACTCACCCTAGCAGTATATGCCACCAACTCAGTTGCGGTTCGGCAATCTGTCACTGCGGACGGTTTACTTAATGCAATTAGATTTACTTCACTCATTTATCATTTTTCCATTCAACATTTATGTTATCGATTATTTCTTTAATTTCAGGGTCACTGATATTTATATCCTTTTCTTGACGCACCCATCGTAGTATTGCGGTTGCAACTACAGGAGTTCCTTGTTTAATACCTTCATTGAAACCCTCGTCCTCGCCATGCACAAACCCATGAATCTTACCGACCCAGTAGGATATGAACATAAGTACCACGGTTGATATTGGCCATACATAATCCATTATTCCATCCTAAAGTTTTTAAACTTGTTGTTTTCTTGAGACATCCTCTTACCAGAAGAACTGTTATCAAATATAGGTTTATCATCCCATCCTTTGTCGGGGTCATGACTAGGAATCATTTCCTCATCATCATCATCGGAGAGACGCATCTTACTGCGGTCAATCTTTATAGTAAACCTGTTATGTCGAGTCGGGTCGTTATACCTGTTCTTCAACTGTTTGACCATTATCTTACCAAGATTGTTCAGTTCATCATTTGAGATGAGTGCGAACATTAGGTCAGCAGTTGCGGGTAGTCCAAATGATTCGGACGTATCTTCTAGACCAACATCGTCATTAGAATAACCGCTACGTGTAGTCTGGGTTGCAGACATGATAGGAACATTGAACTCAACTGCGAGTCCACGTAACTCTTCTGCAATAGACTTGATATAAGAATAAGAGTTGATAGCACCACCCATACCTTTCATACGTGCAGAGGAACAGATGTTCAGATAATCAACAAAGATAATCTCAGGAACAAAGTTCTTCTTCAACTTCATCTCATTCAACAACGCACGGAAGTGTGACGTGTTTGCTTGACCAGTCGGATACTCCTTGATAATAAGTTTACCTTGAGTCTTCGCTTGAATCTGTTGCACCTTGTCGGTGAACATAGTCTTAGATAAATTCTCCAATTGGTCAATAGGCACGTTCAATAGGTTTGCGTCAATCCGTTCTGCGATACGTTCCTCTGCCATCTCCATGGTAATATAGAGTACATTGTGACCCTGTGATAAACCAGATGCAGCCATGTGACACATAAACAATGATTTACCAACACCAGTACCCGCAAGTGCGATGTTTAGTGTTTTGTTTGGTAGACCACCCTTGGTAATCTGATTGAAGTAGTCAAGGTCAAACGGAATACGTTCTTCCTGTTCATGATAGAATTCATAACGTCTATCGACATCAGCAAGATAATCGTGACCAATATTGGTATCAAAGGTAACGCCCAAGGCCTTACTCAATATCTCAGGTATTCCATTCTTTTGAAGTGTCGCATGTTTGCCATCGATGATGTTGATTGACTCCATGACAGCATTATAAACTGCACGGTCTTGACACCACTTCTCAGTGCGTTCAATCAACCATTCGAGGTTTTCTGGTTCTGCGGTAAAGATGTTGGGTAGTAGGTCTAACGCAATGCGATAGTTATCATCACCCATCGAATTGTTTTCGTCTATCTCAATCTTGAATGATTCAAGACTAGGTAGTTTGTTGTATTTGGCTACGAACTTTGTGACTTCTTTAAAGAGTCCTTTGTAGACTCCATCGAAGTAGTCGGGTGAAATAAACGGAAGAACCTTCCGCATATATTCATCATTGGTCAATAAGTTCCGCAGTACTGTCTGTTCTAGATTGATATTCATTATATAGTTCGTCTAACTCCTCAGTCATTTCTTCGGTTGCTAATATTTCACCCGTTTTCTGGTCATGGGCAACCATCGTTCCTTCATTGATAGAAGTATCAATTACTGAACCTAGTATTCTACCAACATATGCTTGAAAAGGCAAGTCTTCTGGTGATAAATCTGGGTCAGGTGATTCAACTACACTGAAGTTGAAAGAGAGATGACCGTCTTGGTCTTCTTCTCCAAGAAATTCAATAGTACCAAAAGAGATAACCGTTTCAGGATACTCTTCTAGTATTCGAATATTCCAACCGTGTTCATCATCGGCTGGAATAATCTCATAGTGAATCTTCTCACTTAACTTTGACTCAATCTCATTCATCTACAATATCATCCATTGATACTAATGATTTTTTGGTAATTGAATATTGGGACTGTAGGAAGTCTGCAAAGTCTGTACCAGACCAAATAGGTGCCCAGAACTCATCTTTGAGAGTATCCTTCTCCCTTACTTTGGGGTCAACCAATTCTCCAGTCGAGCGGTCAACTCTACAATACCACCCATTACTAGGCTTACTGACATAACCACCAGCAAGAGCAGCGTCCAACAAACCAGAGTTACGCTCAACGCCACCCTCCCAAGAAACACTAATAGGAATCTTAGACTTCTCCTTAACATATCTTGACTTTTCAACATTAATGACGAAATCATATCCTGTAACCTCAGTTCCCGTCTTATTCTGTCTACGACCAAGAATCCAGATGTTGTCTGCACTGTAATAAATCCCTGTGCCTCCACCAACGATATCCTTCGGGAATAGACCAATTTCTTTATAAGTGTGGTTGACGGCAAGCATCGGAATGTTCTTCATAGTTAGGTACGGTGTACTCATTCTGAACAAACCTTTAAGCGCTTTAGCACGGGACATATCTGCCACCGACTTCTCGTTAATCGCATCTTCTAGTTCTTTCTTGGATGCGAGATTGCCAATTGAATCGATAACAATAATTACGTCATCGTTTCGGTCAATGTTCTCAAGTTGTCCAATTAAGTCAAACTTGAGTTCCTCGACATTGGCGATGGGTGTATGTAACACCCGTGAGGTATCAATCCC